TTGACAATCCACAGTTCTTTCTTATGTTGAAATAGAAAGAACCTCATTTACCGTTCCCTTATCCAAGAGTGTCAGATTATGCTCTCTATCAATATATGTAAATTCAACATGACGTGGATCAAATTCCTCCAGAGCAGCAAATACATCAGCAGTATTAAGAGCGCTGCAGGTATACACATCCAGTTGCATGAGAGCAGGGGAAACCTCATCCCAAACATGCATAGCAATATGCGATGTTTCGATAATGGTAACTGCAGTCAATCCACGATTACCAACCATGTCACTGTAAACAGCATATGGACCCATTAGTATCTTCATACCAATTTTGTCAACTAGAGTCTTCATCCAATCTTGGATTGCCTCTGCACATTGTGGCGGATTGTTCAGTTCTGCTCGCACAATGAGATGCTTGTGCTCTAGGATTTGCCCCATTTCTGTTCCTTGACTTCTGCTGGAAAGAATTTATTTATAAGGTTGCCAAGGATTTTTTTGGCGACTTCTTCTTCTTAACCTCTGGTGCTTTCCAACCTGTCAGGAAACTTTCAAGAACTTCTGCAAGACGAGGGTATGCCTCTAGCAATGTTTGATCCTTAATGTGATCAAGCAATTTCGCTTCTTTAATTTGCAATCCCTGACATGTCTGCATCCAAATTTCCTCGCGGCGGAACTGCGGTACTTTACTGGCGCTGCCTTCTGGTAAGAGAGTCAAAATTCGACGGAACTCTTGGGTGATGGTTGTATCTGCCATGTTAGCAGGTAGTCCCTCATCCTTATATGGAGTTGGACCGTCGGGAAGATTAATTGGACCTTGCTCATATCCAACACCCCATGCAACAAATCGCATGAGGATAGAATTGCCGAGAGAAATTGCTCTCACACGTTCGCGCAACTCGTCAGTTGTGTCTGCTTCACATGCCCAATCAAGTGCTTCATCTATCTGCTTAAACTTCTTTGGTTGTAGTCTTTGTGCCATTTCAAGTCTTTCTTTTAAAATTCATCAACGAGTTCAATCATCTGCTTCATACGATTGGCGATAAAATAGTTCAACAGACCTGAGCGATCTCCGCCAAGTTGTTTCTCATAACTATCTATAATCGCTACTTTGATGTCCTCAGGAATACGCGACAGGTCAACCAATTCACGGTTGCGCTGAAAGTTGCGCCACATTTCGTCACTGGTGATAAACTCTTCTGGTTTCTGCGTTTTCCATTCAGCAAGTTTATCTTTGCGAATAGGACGCTGACGCTGACCATTGATGAATGTGTCATCATCAGACAGGATGTTCGGAACACCGTCACCCTTATCACCCATGATAATATGTTCCATGAGCACTGCTTCAGGCGATTCCTTCAACTTACAGAATTTCTTCTGAACAGGAGCATACTGTTTAACATTACTCCACTTCTGGAGTTGCTGGAAGTCATGGTCACCAGACAAAACAAGGAATGGTTCGGCGCTAGGCATGAGACCATCAGTGTTCATGGTCTGACTATACTCGGCGAGCACTGCGATAACATCATCTGCCTCTGCTCCATCAACATCGATTACAGGATACGGGAAGTGTTCTTGCAACTCGCTACGAATTTGGTGTAGTGCTTCAAAGATAGCAGACCAATCAAACCCAGACTCCTGCCGTGCTTTCTTACGATTCGCCTTATAGTTAGGAAAATACTGACGACGCCAGTAGTGACGATTGTCACAAGCAATCACAATGTTGCCGAACTCAGCACCAAACTTCCGCTTATATGAACGAATGGCATTGATGATCATGTGCCGAATGAGAGGCAGATTTACCTCTACATCACGACGACCACCTAGTTCTGCCATCATACTGCTGATAGCAGTCTGGTTAAAGTCAACAACAATCATTCTATATCTTCTTTCGTAACAGTTAATGCTTCACGAACATCATTAAGCATGTTAATCTCAGGGCATTCAACTCCTGCCTGACGCATGTATAAACCAGTAATCATAACAGCGATAACAGCAGCATCGGAATGAAAGTTCTCATTGGTTAGACCAATCTTTTTTTCTGTCGCCATGAGAATACCACGCAGACAGGCTTGCGCGAATGCCTCGGCATCCTGGTATGCTGCATATTCTGTAGCACCTTGAAGGAAATAACTCAGAGATTCTTTGTCGATCTCCTTAACTGTATTCGGTTTCAGGTAAGCAATATTATCACTTTTATCGGTCATCAAAACACTTTCAAAATTAATGTAGTCGGAGTTAGACGTGCACGCACAGGTCCACTCTTACTCTTAACGGCTGAGTACCATTTTGTCAAGTCATTTTTCTTAAGTTCAGAAAATTCTTTTACTTGGATTTCTGGTTTACGAAGCAGTCGTGAGTTGGAAAAGTTCTCATCAAATCCTACAAGACTTGCACCCTTAACAGTGATGCTTCCGCTAACTGGACTGAAGTATTTAGAGATCTTTCGTGTCTTAGTATCAAACGTCCACACTTCACTACAGTTTAGCAGATTGATAGGTTCGACGCTGGTGACATCAAGTGCAGTGTCACTCACGAGGAACTTTAGATTCTGAACCAACTTGGACTTATCCTTTGGTTTCTTCTTACGAACCTTAGCAACCTGCTTGCTGACATATGATTTCTTAAGATCGCTGATATATGTTTCGAGCATTTTGACTATATCTTTTACAGACTTCATGCTTGTCAGATGCGCATAACTCTCGAGTAATTGTTCTTGGTCATCAGTCAATTGATTCTTAGGAAGTCGACGAACTTCTACAAGTTCAGCAAACTCAGCAAGAATTGGTTGAATCTTTTCTACACAATCAAGATAGTTCTTATCCGTCAAGCGGTACGGGATTAGAATCTGTGAGACGGTACGAGTATCTTCACCATTGATAAGTTTTTCAATCTCATCATCAACATCAGATACAATAAAAGTTGCTGCGACCAGTGGTTTCTTAACTACCTTGACAACAGGTTCTGGTGCAGTGGTATCATCTTCAATCAGAACAGTTTTCTTACTGACACGTTCTTCAACCTTTTCCCAGATGCGTGCCTTGTGTTCATCATTGAGAGGGAAACCACGCATAGCGATACGTGCGCTGTTAGCATAAGTTCTGGGAAGCATCCTATCAGAGATCTGACTCAACGCTTTGAGTTTAGTAGCATCACCCTTGAACCAGTCAACGAGAAACTCACGACAATCTTTCTGGTCAGCAATCAAGTTATACCAACTCAATGCTTTACCATATTCTGACTGGTAATCTGTGGGCGCATAGTCGTCAACCCAGATTGGTTCTACGCCCATGACTTTAGAATCGGTCGCCGAAACTTTAAACTTATACATAGATTCACCTTTCTTCATAATATATCCACTATACTATAATTTACTGGAAAAGTCAAGCCCTAAAATTTAACAGAGGTGATTCGGTCATAACGAAATGCTCGCCACTCACTCTTATCCAGATCCCAAACTGCGAGGGTTTCGCCACTGGGTGGTTTTGTCTTTGTTCCCTTTTCGCTGTATGGGGGAACAACACCCTCTTGTAGAGTGCAGCGCATCACACGTTCTTGCCCATTCAGTTTCGTAAAACTGACAGTCGCTTCACCCTGAGCAAGAGTTACCTTCAGACCGTCACGCCATTCTTGATTCATAATATCCATCACATTTTCCTTATATTGTTTTCATCAATAATAATCTTACCATCCCTCCAGGATCTCCTCGGAGGATCTGGCGCTGGTATGTCATGCGTTGAAGCAGGTGTATTCTCATGTTTCTCGAACGCAAAGAAGTCTGGTGTTTCAACAACAGGTTTCTTTTTGGGTTTCTTAACAGTCTGAACAACTTTCTTTGGTTTAACCTCATCAACAACGACATAGTCTACTATACCTGATTCTTCCTTCTTTGTCAAGCTTAAAAGTGTCATGTTGGCAGCAATAATCAATAAAATTGCCAGAGGGTCGAACACGAAGATAAGCATGATGATCATTAAGCGCACTGCTTTATCCACAGTAGCGGTATCACCACTACCGTAGAACAGTTCTGCGATATATTTTATCGGACCTACTTCTGCTTCGAGTTTGAGGTTTTCTGTTTTGAGCGGTATGAGATCAGTCTCAATAGTCTCAATGTCTGCAGTCGCACTCTCAATTTCTTTATTGAGGGACGCACGTTCCCGTTTCTGTCTGTTTCTAATGAAATTAGCATCGAGCACATCCTCTGCAGTAGTGAGTCTGTCCAAAGTATCCAAAGATGTTTGCGCATTTTTGAGTCTCCTTTCAGCAGATGTTTTCTTGCTTTCGAGTTGTTCTATTTTGAATACTGCTGAACCACCAACAGTAGTGTGTTCAATGTGCGATCGACTTAGATAACCGAACACGCCCATACTTGTAATAAATGACAACACACAAACTGCAATCGTGAAGTATGTCTTCAACAGTTTGTTGGCACTTTTCCAGTTACGATACACCCAACTGGCAGTAATGAGTTTGGCGACTTCAAGCACACCGCCCATTACTGCAACAGCGATCGGGGATGCTGGGAAAATTGCCATCAAACCAAGTATTGAAAAATACCCAGCGACACCAGTAATCGCAAGTGCAGTTAGCATTAAGAGTGCTGCGAAAAACATCCAGGTCTCCAATCAGGCAATTTTAATTCTTTCAAGTGATCAAGTCTCAGACGCACATTCCACATTTGATTGATGCAATTATCGTTGAGTCTATGCTCCCATTGCAGGATATGCTCGACTGCTTTGGCATGCGATTTGCTGTCATATTCTGCAACAACTTCTTTGCGCATCTCGCCAGTATAATTAGTCACATAAGAGGAACTTCCAAAGTATGCTTCGAAAAGTTTCTCTGTCTTACATGAATACCCAATATAAAATTTGCCGTCGTCGAAGTAAGTGCAATATACTCTGTGCACCTTCTTCGGCAACGGCTTACGTTTTTTCTTAACAATCATAATCTACTCCGTAAGTAGATTATTTATTCGTCCCAGTCAGCATCGTCCCAAGACAAATCTTCTTCGTCTTCAGCGACTTTTGTTCCACAGAAGGGACAATGTTTTACTTTGTAATAATCATCATCCAAGTCATGGTCGACCGTGAAGACTGCATCGCAAGAAAAACATTCTAACTCATCCATTAGACATCTTCCACAGAAACATCAATAGATATGTTATTGTCTTCACAATATCGAACATACTCACTATTAGTCTGACTTTCAATCAATGATCGAAATTCTTCAATCAACTGATCGTCGTTAAATGCGTAAGACACAACAAATTTATTTTCATGAACATATGTATGTGTATCCACGCCGCCATTATTTGCCTCAACAAAATCCTCCACTGGAGACAGTTCATCAGAAGGTGCTATTTGCCAATACCAAGGTGTTTCAGCAGTTTGTCTGGTAAATGTAATCGTTACGCGTAACATAAATTTTCCTTTTTATCTATCCCAATTACTATATTTATTATGCTGCTACGCCCCAGACGTCATCCCACTTCCCTGATAGTGCACCCTTAGCATAGTCGGTGGCACGATTCTCGAAGAAGTTCGTATGAGTCGGAGCATTGATCATTTCCTCGACCCATGGTAGAGGATTTTTCTTAACCTTGAAGATACCCTTGAGACCAAGACTAATTAGTCGACGGTCGCAGATATAACGGATATACTTCTTAACATCATCTTGTGTTAGATTTTCCATCTCCCCCATCGAGAATGATAGTTCGATAAATTTATCTTCAAGTTCAACCATCTTTTCTGCAATAGTATAAATCTGCGACTTTAGATCGTCATTCCACAATTCGCGGTTTTCTTCAACATATGAACGGAACAGTTTAATCATACCTTCAGCATGCTGAGTTTCATCAACAATCGACCAAGTAACGATCTGCCCCATTCCCTTCATCTTTCCGTGACGAGGGAAGTTGAGGAGCATGATGAAGGATGAGAACAGTTGCATACCCTCAGTGAATGCACTAAATGCAGCGATATTGGTCGCGACTGATTCAGGAGTTCCATTTGCATTCGACAAATCTGTAAAGTAGTCGTGCTTTGCTCGCATTGAGTCGTACTCAAGGAATTCTTGATATGTCGTTTCTGGCATACCCAATGTTTCAATAAGGTGAGAATACGCTGCGACATGTAGTGCCTCCCTCGCCGCAAACCCCATCAACATCATACGAACTTCAGGTTGTGGGAAATATGGAAGATAATTCTTCACATAACCACCAGCAACATCGATGTCACCCTGTGTGAAGAAACGGAAAATGTTGGTTAGGAAATGTTTTTCACCATCATTGAGTCGCTTCTTCCAGTCATTTACATCTTCCGACATAGGGACTTCAGTATGCAACCAGTGTGACTGCTCATGTTTCAACCATGCATCATATGCCCATGGGTAGTTGAATGGTTTAAAATATGCTCGTTCTGTCATTAAAGTCATACAGTTTCTGCCCATTTTACTAGATCGTCGTATCCGCCAACATGCTCGCCATTCACCCAGATCTGGGGAACAGTCTTCACATCAGGCAACTGTGCGGTAATGTCTTCCCATAGGCAGTCTTTACCGACTACCATCTCAGTATACTGAATGTCCATTCCTACCATAAACTCTTTTGCAAGAGTGCAGTATGGACATTCAGGTTTTGATACTATTTGTGCAAAATAACTTGTCATTTCTTATCCTTCGCATGCCACGCAGTTATCACCATCGATCATTGCCTTGAAGTCAATTTCTTTAATTGCTTCACGCTCAATGCGCTTAGAAACCTTGTCTGCTTTTCCTATTTTTTCTGAACGACAATAATATAAAGTCTTCAACCCCTGCTTCCATGCGAGGAAGTGGACAGCATGAAGATACTTGATATTTGCATCAGGACGGAAGAACAAATTGAGGGACTGTGCCTGATCAATAAACTTCTGCCTGTCTGCCGCATGCTCAATCACCCAACGTTGGTCAATTTCCATTGAAGTCTTGAACACTTCCTTGGTTATTGAATCCATCCATGTAAGGTGTTGCACTGAACCATCATTGGCGATAATCGAAGACCAAATCTCGTCATACCAACCAGCATACTTTCCGAGCGCTGCTTCTTCTAGAATAATCGCGTCTAGATATTTATTCTTATTGAGAAATGAACCCGATAGTGTATCTTGGCGATAAGCATTTGCTCTCCATGGTTCAATCGATGGACTGGTGTTGCCCATGATGATTGACGAAGATGCGTTTGGTGCAATTGCCTGTGTATGAGAGAAACGGCGACCAGTTCCAACAGCATCGGGTGCTTCACCACGTTCTGCACCAAGTTCTAGATTTGCTTCATCCAACTTCTTTTTAATATGCTTGAAGATACGCATGTTAGTACCCTTGGCAACTGCTGATTCCCAAGCAAGACCCTTGCGTTGAAGATAAGCATGGAAACCCAGCGCACCAATACCAATTGACCGTTCACGCATTGCTGCATATTTAGCACGTTTTACTGTGTTCGGAGCATTGTCAATGAAGTATTGCAGAACATTGTCGAGCATCTCTGCCATGTCCTTGAGGAACAGCGGATCGCGTGACCATGCATCATAATATTCTAGATTGACTGAAGATAAGCAACAAACAGCAGTACGCTTCTTGTCAGTTGGCAGAATGATTTCCGAACAGAGATTTGATTGGTGAATCTTGAGTCCGAGATCTTTCTGGAACTGTGGCATCATACGATTAGATGTATCGATGAAGTGTAGATACGGTTCACCAGTCATCATACGCAGTTCTAGAATCTTCTGCCATAGTTCCTTTGCTGAAACTGTTTCGCGGATTTCACCAGACTTGGGATCAGTTAGATTCCAACTGTCATCTGCTTCATGGTCTGCCATGCATCGTTGGATGATTTCCATAAAGTCATCGGTAATGTTGATTCCGTGATGTAGATTGAGGCATCGGATGTTGGGATCTCCAGTGGGTTTACGCATCTCAAGAAATTGACCCACGTCAGGATGACTAATGTCAAGATAAGCGGCATAACTGCCACGACGAGTACGACCCTGACGATACGCCATGGAACTAGAGTCATAAGTTTTAAGATGTGGCATAACACCAGTAGACTTATCGTCAGCAGCACGGATTCCAAAACCAATTCCAACTCCACCCCCAAGCATCGACAACCAACTGGTTTCGCTGAGATTCTCAACTAGACCTTCTGCTGTGTCATCAATGAAATTTAAAAAACAACTGATTGGCATTCCACGCTTAGAACGACCAAAGGAAAGAATTGGTGTCGCATATGACAACCAATGCTTAGATGAGTACTCATATAAACGCTGAGCATGCTCCAGATTTGATGCGAAAGTAGTAGAAACATAAGCGAATCTATGCTGCGGAGAAGTTTCGTCCTCGCGCATGTATGATTCTTCTAGTCGCTGGATACCAAGTTTATCAAATAGAGAGTCGCGTGAATAATCTATTTCTATACCCAGATACGTTTCTTTTTTCATTTAAGTCCCTGTTCCTTCAATACTCGTTCAATGTCTGGTTTAAAGTATGATTCTGGTTTCAAAATCTTACCATCTTCACGCTTTTTAATCTTACCATTATCAGAAACCTTGCTCATGTTAGAAGCACGCACTTCTTTCCACACCTTATCAAAGTCAATCCCAAGAGTTATGAACAATCCTTGAACAACCCATACTAGGTCGGCACCACCGTCAGCAATGTCTCCGATATGGCGACGAAGAAATCCGTCACATAGTTCGCGAAATTCTTCATCAATCAGGTCAATATATAGGCGTGCTTGCTGCTCATTAGATTCATTCAAGTGTGGTGTTGTTCCAACATACTGATCAGCAGCTGCCATAAATTCGGTAACGTCTTTCTGGTTATTCATAATATTTTCTTTCTCTTTTAATGCCCAAGATCCAGTTTCGGTTTCTGACCAGAACAGTTCTGTGTCTTCATCCCAATGAAGAGTCTTTAGTAAATCGTGCGGGAGTTCTATATATAATTCACCATCATCATTTTCTTTAACAACAACGGTTTCGTGCGGGTTTTTGGACTCAAAATTCGGCCGCGAAAAAATCACGTCCCGAGAATTTTGAAACTTTTTTCCAGATTGGGTCAAGGTAGTTTTCTTTCGAACTCTGCTTGCGCTGCCATACTATCAATTGCTGCCTTCACATCAGGGAAGTGGTGGCAAATGATTTCCCAGCACTGCTCGGCGACGATACGGTGTTCTTTTTGAGTTGCCTTATCCATACGCAACTGACAATAGTGCACCCATGACCGAAGCGAACCAGACATGATCATCACTGACTCGGTATTACCTTCAGGTAGAACAGCACGTGCTTGTTCCTTTGCGATACCATTATCGATTGCCCACTCATACGCATCTAGTGCTGCATCAGTAGCAGTTACCTGTCTCATTGCCCATTCTTCTTGTAGACGAGAGTCTTCAACGTCTACTGAGTTCTGTCGGTTCTTGGCATCCTGGAGGCGTGCTTCCCGTACAACAAATCCCAGATCCTGGGTTGGATCGGCGTAACGCTGACTGTACTCTTGGAATCTGAAAGAACTATGCCGCAAAATCTGGCGGGCAATATCTCGTGTTGTTTTAATTTCCATTGCGACATGGACCATCTCCAGTGGTGACCAGTGTTTGTTCTTTATTAAATATTGAACCAACTTAGGTGCTGTTGCGGTGTTGTTTTGGTTTGACGGATTAGATACTCTTGCTGCCCAAGCAACCAATTCATTGGCAGAGTTACATTCTGTGTAGGCAGACGGTTTGGACAGACTTACTAGATTTACTTCACTCATTCAACTCTCCATGATGTTGTATTCAATTTAATATTAGTTGGCCAATCGCCCTCAGTATATGACTTGTCGTGGAACCGCAGTTCATTCGTTGGCATGATAGACAGTCTGCCGTTGTCTAGTTGAATAAACATAAACTCTTTAGACTGCGATGGATGCATACTGTAACCATCGTTCATCGGAATGGCAGTAAACAGATACCGACCAAACTCTCCGCTGCTACGAATCTCTGCTCGCTGAGTGTTTAGGTAATCATAACTGACAACTGAGAACTGATCGCCGTAGCAATCCCATACCTGTGTATCATCAAGTCTCCAAAATGGTTCTGGTTCTACAGAAAATGCCAGAGCATGCGGAGGAACGCCACGGTAGACTGCACCACATTCCAACATCACATGGCAACCCCATGAATGTCCAGGTTTTGAATGTAATGCAAACCAAACGCAGGGTTCAAAGGTATAAGGTTCTACATCTTTACGAATGAATGATGATTGCACCCAACAGTAGATGTGATTCGGAATGTTTCCTGATCCAGTATACAGCATTACTCGACTTCAAACTCTTTGACAGTCTGGAACTGCGCCTTGCTTACAAAACCAATACCCAACAGAGTATCTATACGATCAGTTGCATCGGCATAATTTGCATACCTACCGTCATCGAACCACCACCAGCGGTCTAGACCTAGAAACCACCGAGGTTGGCGACGATACTCGACTAACCACATGTCGTCTGTTCGATGGATGCGTAACTTTGTAATTTTAATATGGTCGAACTCTATACCATATTCATTAGCGACCAATTCGCTCATACCTTCCTCCACATGGCATACTTTGCCTTTGCTGCTAGTCCTTGAAACTTATTATGATTTATAATATCTTGAATTTCCTCGGAAGTCAATCCATTTTCAACCATTTCATTAATATCTTTTCCTGGAACATCTGGCCAGATTACGATTCTGTATCCCTGATCAATATACTTATTCATCAACTTACCGACATCTCTGTTCTTAGGTTGGTTGTCGAAAATAATTGTTATTTTATCTTTTGAGATCGGGAGTTGATCAATCTTTCCGAATGAGGTTCCAGCACAAGCAATAGAATTATGCAGAAAAAGGGAGTCAAGAGGCCCTTCGACGACGAATACTTCTTGTGTAGGATCGACCTTATCCAATCCAAAAATCGATGGCGCATCTTCATCTACCTTAATGTTAATATAACGAAGTGACTCGCCTCTGATTCCGCGAAGGCTAACAACAAGGAGTTTGCCATTGCCATCCAGAAAAGGTATCGCGAGTCGCGGTTCAGTCGTAATGATCGAGTTTTTGTATTTGTCATTAAGTTGTATGACATCTTTAACATTAGATATGAAATACAACCTATCAAAAGCATCGCGAGGGATCCTGCGGTCAGTAACATATTTAATCACCTCATGGTCATCTGGTAGTGTATCGAGACGATCCATAATCGAGTCGATAAGTTTTGGTTCAGGTTTCTTTGTAAACTTTGGTTCTTCAAACTTGAGAATCGTTTCAACATTCTTATGCGCATGCGCTCGACCTTGTCCACCATCAGCATATCGTTCGACGACATACTGACTGTATTGGTTAGGATCGAAGTTCTTCAGAAAGGTTCCGAAGTGATGACTCGCACCGCACTTATGGCACTTGTAATACAGATCCTGTTTACCACGATAGAAATAACCACGAGATCTTTTCTTGTTACGTTGTGAGTCACCACAGAGAGGACACCTGCAGTTGAATAGATCTTGAGATTTTTTCTTGAAGTTCTCGAGACGATGCGCGATCGTATTCAGATACTTTATGTCAATATATAAACTCATAATATAGTTATACCCGATTTCATCGGAGAAGTAAAGGCTTTTATTGAATAAATTTCATAAGCATTGGAAGTATCTTCGTGATAATAGCACCGATAACGATACCACCACCAATCATAATATACTTGGTTTTTTCCAATTTGTCAATACGTTTTTTATGTTTTTCTTCTTCTCTATCAACTGAACCCTTGAGGTCTTTGATAGCAGCAAGCATCTTGTCTTCAGTAGACTGAATTTTTGCTTCAAGTTCACGAGTTGTTGTTGTGATACGAGAATGCAACTCGGCGTTGCTTGCCTTGGTTTCTTGTCTGTGCACTTCTAAACTTTCGTAGATGTCTTCGTTTACATTTTCTTGCGCTTCAAGTTTAGTATCGTGAACAGCGAGCATCTTATTGATGCAGTTGGAAACATCACCAATCTTCTCGATGGCGAGGTCGAGACGACTGAACACGACCTGAATTTGCTTCAGATCGTGTTCAATTACCGCGACTTTTGTTTCCAAAGATTCCAATTACTTTGCCTTTGGTTTACGTGCTTTTTTGACAACTGCCTTGACTTCTTCAAACTTGTCTTCTGCCTTGTCAACTGCTGCAGTGATCTCAGCAAGATCGACCTTGCCATCCTTGTTAGTGTCAACAAAACCGAAAAGTTTCTTTAGTGCGTCTTTGATTTGATTAAGCATATTTTTATCCCCATGCTGCGAATTGTTTAGTTTTCTTAATGCGATCATCTAGACCATGCGTTCCACCATTTACACGACGAGTAATCTGACCAATAACTGCATCAGATACACCCTTAGCAGCGATTGCGAACAGACCGTTCTTGTTAAAGAACCATAGTGCTGACTCGAATGCGAGTTCAGTTGCAACGATGTCAGGATTTGTTAGAACATCAGGACGACCGATGTCTTGAGCGAATTGAGTGTAGTTGCTCTTACCAGTTAACTGAATTGGTCCACGACCACGCCACTTATACCCATCACCCGATGACTCTGGTCCATTGCCCATACGATTAGCATAGACCTTGTTAGCAATCTTCTCTGGTTTACGAGCATACCCTGCAGTCGATGCGATTGTTGGGAAATACTTCTTGAAGATACCATTAAGACCCTTGTCCGAGTAGTTTAGGTTCTCGGAGAACACCTTAAATCCACCTGACTCGTGAGCACACTGTCCGAAGAAGTGTGCTGCTTGTGCCGTCGATAGTTTGAAGTAATCTCTCGCTGCTTTGAATGTTCCTGGACCCCACTTACCATCAGCAGCGACACCACATTTTGCTTGCAGTGATTGCATTGGTCCGAGACCAGCAACAGTTGGTGCTTGGACTGCTGCCTTAGCAACCTGCGCAACTGCTTGAACAACAGGAGCACCTGCTTCTCTAGTAGTCGATGGATCGAAGTCTTTAACAGGAGTATACTTTGTTCCACCTGCCTTAGACTTAGTAGCAACCAGACGCTGCTTGCGGTTTCCACCTTCCTTCTTAATGGAAGCATGGACCCAACCAGAGTTCTTATCACCAGCAGCATAG